CTAGAATCATATTTTATATTCATGCAATCAGTGTACCACTCGTAGTTCTCGGGAGTGGACATCATCTCCAAATGATTTAGGAACATCGAGGGATCATCTTCATAGATGTCAAATGTCTTATTGTATGGGAAATGTTTTACAGTATAAGCGATGTCTTCCGTGTCAGTGACCTCACAGTCTTCAGTGTAGATTTCATAGAATTTCGAAAATTTTTCTGGCATATAACTTGTGAGAATGGGAAAATCGATCTCATCATAGTCGTCTTTATCATCAAAATATTTTTCTATGGCGATTTGATGATCGATGGTTACACCATATAACTTGAACATTAGATTTCTGGTCGCATCACCTACTTCTTTGTGGAATTTGCTCTTATTTTTGTTGTAGTAATCCTGATTCATTGTGAAAACTTGTTGCATGTATACAGAACCGAGAGAGTCTAGAATTGGGTCACCAAAATTCTCAGAAACACGCGTCATCCACCTAGCAATGGAATATATAATTGGACAACCAGGATAACTATATAGCAAGCTCAAGGCCTTGCTCCTAAATAATTGCTTCATGACTCCATCACCTGCAGAAACATATTTTCTATTCGTCCAAAAAAGTCCAGCTAACAAATTGAAAGGATTGCGTACAACAATGCTTTCATTCATGTCATAAACCATGCCACAAAAGCTGGCCTCACTCAATTCATCAAAGACATCTATCTTGATGTTGAAACCCAACTCGGCAAAATCTTCAGAAGTTGGAATGTAGCTTTCTAGTCGTGTACAGCCATCATCACCCTCATCTACTTGTCTAACTTCACGCCAATCGATTCCATTCTCACTCAATATGAATAACATCATAATCATGTTGGACCAACCATTAGCCAAACTGGTTGTCATCTCACCGCTCATTCTTCTAGCCTCCAAATACAGGGTCAAATCTTTAAAATCAACTACATTGATTCCCCCTATTACATCTCTCATGAGCTGAGCTATTTCGGGTCCATCTTCCAATTCAGAAAGCAAGTACTCATACAATGGGAATTCTAACGCATCCATCTGTTCTACGCCAAACAGAGATTCAAATGAAATATAGTCCGTGGAAGCATACTTGCACCCAGCCTTATAAAGATAATCAAACATGTATTGTGGTCTTTCAGCAACAGGTATATGCTTGATGAAGTATGGTAAAGCATACACCGCAGTTTCCATCAATTTGACATAGGGTCCAAATATGCATTTAATTTCATCCATCCTAGAATATATCCCTCTAGGCAACTTGGGGTCATCATAATCTTCGTCCTTGACAAAACCATGAACACGTCTGTATCCCAACTTATGCTTGTTGTCTATTTCCATATATTTCTTATATAGGTCAATTTTTCTAACACCTGAATAATTAGTGTTTTCAGTCCAGGCTTTGAACGAAACATCCTCAATTCTCTGGATGGGTTTCAACAATTCCCTCATAACCATCTTGTTGAATTCTTTCAACCTCTTCAATTTTTCAGGATTAAATGGTGGCGGTTTGCACATGATGCGTTTTCTTAAGCCACATATCAAAGTTTTCGTATCCGAAGGATCAGCTACAAATTTCTTAAATGGAAACTTGGTCAATAATTGAGTGGATAAGACAGGTCTCTTGTTCGGCTCAACCTTCACTTTTGATTTCATCTTTATGTAGGATTTGTCCTTCAGTTCTGGCAATTTGGGGCACTTCGCAATTTCTAGTTCACCAACTCTAAATCCACGACAAACCCTCCTTCTCCTCTTATATGGGATATTTTTTCTATGTTTTCCAATTAATACAGAATCAAATGTAACCGTATTGGCAATCATATCGTCTTCAGTTAATATTCTGTCCCTATCATAATTTATTCCCTGTATTGTTCTAGCTGCTTTTTCTATCCTGTCTCTAGCCATATTATGGGGCATTACTGTACTTGTAACTATAGGAGCAACACTCTGAGATGCGATCTCCAACGAAACAGTTTTCAAACCCAAATTTTTCTTGGTCTTATAACCATATTTTCCACATAAGGAGTTCAATTTAATGAACATTCTTCCCGCCATATTCCTTGGTTTTAGTTCAGTGGTCACTTCAAATTTAGCTAAACGGGCATTTTTCAATTTCAATTCGCCACGATCATTTATTGCACGACAATCCATCTTTGGACTTTTAATATGACTGGAAAAGCGCCACTCTTGGACCTCCTTAAGGTACCCGTTAAGGTTCATCTTCGCAGTCAACATTTCTTTCAAACCTTTCAACATTTTTGTGGGTAAATTTTTTGAATCAACAGAGGCAGCTAAATAGGAACATACTGCTATAACGACAGAAGGACCAAAATTCAAACCTACAGCAGCAGATAAAGTTGCTAGAATACTTGCAGAAGCCACCCCTTCAAAAGAAGGAACACTAAAATTCTGGATTTCAGGTAATTTCCCCATTATATGTATCATCTCATCCCTAACATGGTTTAGGGCATCCAATTCCTCATCATCAAATTTTCCCTTCAGAACTTTGGGCTTACTTTGGATCAATTTGTCGAATTCTTCCACCAATTCATCATCCAATGGAGCATTTCTCTTGGTCAAAATTTCTTCTACATTCATTCCCTTATAAATTCCTTTTTCTATCGTGTGATTATAAGGTAGTTCATCAACAGTGAGCATTGTAGAAAGGACTTCTTTCATAGTCTGGTTCTTCGTGCAATAACCATTACGGGCATCAAAAAATTTTTGCTTCATGCTTTTGGGCACACTGTATCTCTTTGATGGATCATCTGGAAACCAACAGTTGTACATTTCATCATCTTTTGAAGCTTCAGGGACATTATCTAGTATTATTTTTATTGCTTCAGATGGTTTTATTTCTGGGTCAGGCATAAAACATGGATCATTATTAACGGTATTGCTAACATAATCGTCTTCATCTAGATAATCATAGATTGATCTGGAATTTTTCTCCCCGTATGAGATGGAATTGTGGAGATCTTTTTCAAAACAGAACATTTCTTCATGTCCAATACGGCAACAAAAGCTACAACTAACATTTTCATTATACACGGTTAGGGTTGGTCTCTCCAATGTTCCTTTTTCATGTTGATTTGCTGTATAATCAACTCGTGGTTCAGGCATAGAATCTACCTTTTCCATGAATTCTTCATCATGTTTTAAACTGATATCTAGCGCATACAATATTTTATTTAAAGAGAATAGTGTGTATCGATCATGGAACCTCTGATCATTTATAGTTTGTCTCGGAACTTTGGTACTTTTCCACAGATTGTCTAACTGTTCAAGATACACCCACACATATTCTCCACCAGGTCTTTTCTTTTTCCTACCAAATGGTATACCATCTGGGAACTCTATTTCGCATATCATCGAATTCCTCAAAGTGTGAGTTCTCAGGAAAATTATTTCATTCTGATCTAATGTCTGTTTCATTAGATGCGGAAAAAATGGGGAGCCATTTAGCCATTTTTCCAAATACCACAAGGGGATTTTGTTCTTCTTCAACGAGGATAAGAAATCTATCAATGAACAATCCCTGAC